AATAGCATTAATTTCAGATTCTGGCATCGGTTCCATAGAAATTTCTTCCATCATCTGTTTAATTTCTTCATCAGTTTGCATAAGAATATTCTTACGTACCCACATATCAGAAAAGTATTTACCTATAAAAGGTTGTATATTATTTAATAGTGTAAGTCTGTTAGTAAGAACTTCAGCTTCTTTAAATTCTTCAAAGTGATTATCAATAGTAAAGTCAAAATTAATGTTATTTGCAATCTCAGGCCAATCAGATTCAGAAACAATACCTTTAAGTATTAATTGTTTTTCTAAAGCTTTTAAAAGTAATTGTGAGAACCTTCTACGAAGACGACCTATAAATTTTGTAAACTTAACTTCATCTCTTGATATCTCAGCTGCACGTCCAAGGTTAAATCCAGCAGAGCCTGGTTCTAATCTAGACATAGGTACGTTTAGAGACTGAAATAGTTTTCTTTGGAAGTACTGAACATCCTGCATTTCACCTAGATTTTGACCTGCGGGCAATGTAGTAATTTCAGTACCACGGTTACCTTCACGACGAGGTAGCCAGTAATCTTCTAACATAGTCATAAATTTACGATCGTCACGTACTTCACCAGTAGAAGCATCATACACAAGACGGTTTTTATGTTTAACCATCATGTCTCTAAGATATTGTTCTGCTTTTACTTTAGGAAGATTTCCAACGTCAATATAGAATATGCGACGTTCAGGAGCGCGACTGATACGATATATAACTGTTGCATCTTCAAGAGTTCTCAATTGGTTAAGAGGTTTAATTGCTTTCTGTAGATAAGAATATACCATTGCATTATTCTTATCCATTAGACCTGATGTCACATGTAGTACTGCATCAGTGGCAATTCTAATACCGGCAGTATTAGTAGTATCCATAGGAACACCAGCATTACCACCTGCTGGTAGAAATGTACGGTCATTGTAAACATAATACTCTCTTTGAGTATTTGTTATAGTAATACCGCTTTTTGATTTTCTTTTTACTTCGCGAACTTTACGGATCTTACGTGGATCAACGTAACGAAGTTCTTTAATACCATTACGAGGGTTTTCTTCATCTATGATAACATGATAGTACATTCTACCATCAATATACCATCTTTTAAATAATTCGTATGCTTCGTTTTGAAAATTAAATAATTCTAGAATTGTATCAAATTCTTCTCTAATTCTATCTTTTACATTATCAGAGTAATTTAATTTATCAGTATTAAGTTCTACTATTGCTTCAGCATCAGTGTCAATAGCTTCATTGACAATATCATCTATTGCCATTTCTATTTCTGGATGTAAGGATACTTCACGGTATTTTGAGACAAGTTCAGCTTCTGTACGCGCAGTGCCATCTAAGTCAATATATGTACCGTAAGCACCACCAGCTGCTACAACGAGAGCGCCGTCGTCTTTTACCTCTGGGGCAAAAGATTCAACAGGCTCTTCCTTTGCTCTTTTGATTTCAAATCCAAATAATTGCATAATATGTCCTTAAGAAAGAGAGCCGCTATGATATTTATAACGGCTCTCTAACTTAATATTAGGCCCCACCTGCATTGCCAGTGATACCATTGAGGATCTCAAAAGTATCATACTGGAATGTAACTTGGAACTCTTCAATTTCATCAACAGATGCCCAAGCAAGGTCAATTGGCGCAATTGCTTCTGGATAAATTCCATTGAACTGATATGTTCTAAGGATTTCACCAGCTTTACCAAACTGAGTAACAGTTGCTTGTGACTTATAAAGTGAAGGAGAACCAGCACCTAATGCAGTTATATTTTGTTGGTATAACTGAATTGAGTTGTTCCATTCTTCCATAGCATTTCTTACTAGGAAGTCTTCATCATTGATGATAGTAACAGTCCATGGATCAAATCTACGATCACCTGCTACCTTAAGCTTTCTTCCAAAGTAAGGTACTTCAATAAGACCTAGTAGTGAGCTAGGCAATTGTGCAGTCTTACATAAGAAAGGCACTTTAAGATCAGCAATTGGGTTGACCGGGTTGCTAATGATCACCTGGAATAGACTTGGACGCGCTCCACCAAAGGAAAGCTGGGCGCGAATTTCATTAATATTGAACGCCATATTTTTAATCCTCCCTTATAATTAGAAGCGGCCAACGATTTCTTCAAACTCCACTCCAGTGCGTACTGCAACGAAGTTAAGCTGAATGAAGTTAATTGAACGAGATGGTTTTACGTAGATATCACCACGGAATTCATTTCTATCAATAACTTCTGGTGTATTGTTTGTAGTATCACATACGACTCTGAAATCGTAAATGCCTCTACGACCTTGAATGTCGCGTAGATATGGTTCTACAAGGTTGCGGAAAGCTGCTCTTGTAAAGTCATCATTGAACTCAAACAGAGCAGATTTAGCAGCTCTTGAGATTGCCTTTTCAAGAACGATGAACAATCTACGTACGTTAATTCTATCGAACGCAGATGGTCTTCCTAGAAGTGTCTTATCTCCAAAGAGAACAGTACCTTGACCTGGGAAGTTAACAACTGGGTTAACATCTACCTTGTAAAGCTCATCTCTATCAGCCTTATCTGGGTTATAAGAAAGCTTAATTACGTTCTTAATATTACCTCTGTTAAGACCAGCAGGTGAGAACCAAGGATCTCTTACGTTATCAGTACGTACACAGAGACCGCCGATATCACCGTTTAGAGGTATCCAACGATATACATCATTGTATCTGTCATACTGATACTTGTGTCCAGAATCCATCACTGCATATGAAGATGAAGAAAGACGGTTTCTAAACTCTTTAACGTTTGCAAGTTCATTACCAGGTACATTTACAGTATCTGAATTTTCTGGTGATATGAACGCTACACAATCTTTTCTGTTTTCACAGATATTATCGATAATGTAGTTTGCTACTTGAACACCATTTGTTCCTGTTGCTCTGCCTGCAAGAATAAGTGAGATATCAATATCTTCAGCTGATGCAAAAACATCATATGCTGAAAGAATCTTTGATACTGGAATAGCTGATTCTGAATCATCTACACCACCTGCAAATGAGTAAGATTTTACTGAAGATGTATCAGCAGCAATAGATGCCGTAGTAGTAGATGTGTATTCATCTTTACCTGGCCATACCCATACTGAATTATTTTCTAGAACATCTTTCCAGAAAATAGAACCACCTTGTTCGCCTCTAGCATCAGATGCTCTAGAAACATGTGACCATACTTCTAGAATTTCACCTGCAACACCTGAAATTTCACCATCTTCGTCTACAACTACAATGTGCATTTCGTCAGTTTTAGTTGCATCGTTAACACGTGAAGCAACATAGTTTGATTGACCAGGTGCACCATCTACACTGTTATAGTATTCCCAATATCTAGTAGTGAGAGTATTTGAGTTAGTTACTGTAGGTGCCCATGCATCTTTGAGTTTATTTGTTTCTGCAAGTGAAATAGTAACACTGTTTGCAGCATTCAAAGTAATAGAATTTACTTGTATAGTTTGTGTGCCTATAGATGTATTACCTATTACGATATAATCACCTACTTTTAATGCAGCGCTAATAGTATTAGCAACACCATCTATAGAAGTATTAACTTGAAGTGTTGAACTTCCTACTGCAATAGTTGCATAAATGATTGAAGTAGAATTAGTTGTACCTACACTACTTGAATAAGCAGATGGGTTAGGACATACAGAAATCTTTAATGAGTTTCCTAAAGCACCAGAATATTTTGCAACGAAAGCTGTATTTGCACCAGAAGCTTGAATTGTTGATTTTTGAGTGCTCCAGTCAGTAGAATTCTTAACAAATACGTTTGCTGCAGAAGCAGCTGAATTTGCTATTGCATTGTAGCTAGTGCTGTTTGCTGCTCTAGAAACATAGAGTTGGTTACCGTAAGACAAGAAATTTGCAGCGGTAAACCATGTTTCAAAATTATCGGATGTTGGTTTTCCGTAAGTATTAACTAGCTCGTTTTCAGTGGAAATTAGAACTGGCTGTTCTACTGGTCCCCATTTGAAAACGCCAGCAACTGCACCTGTAGTTGTTGATACTGCAGGCACAACTGTAGTTAAGTCAATTTCTGATACGTTAACACCAGGACTTACTTGAAATGGCATTGTTTTCTCCTTTATGATAAAGTATTTTCAGTATCTAGTAAGTTTATTTATGATTTCTTAGTTTAGAAGAAATCTATCAAACTCGCTGACTGATAAAATCCTTTCAGTTGGATCATCTTCTTGCCCATCATCGATGATTCCAAAAGGAGTAAACTCTTCTTGTTCTTCTTCTATTTTTCTACGAATATCCGTATTTGAGACATCCTTAAAATAGTTCTGGCTGACCATCCATCCGAAGAGAACCAGACACATCACTAGATCATCATGATGGCCTTCTTCGGCATTGTAAGTACTTCCATCTACTATATAGGTTGAAAGCTCATTAATAATATCATAATCATTAAGAAATATCTTATTGCTCTCTATGATAGTCTTAAGATTTGAGCAACCAATTCTCTTAGTAATTTTCGTAGTTTTAATACCTAATCGATTCTGGTTTCCAGCAGTTCCAATAATTGTACCTTTTCTGCCGGACATTTTTGTCATAACAACATTATCATATTCTAGATCTTGATGTAGAATATTAACAACCTGAGATCCTATATTAACTTCTACTAGAACTGCAGCATTATTATAGTATTTTGCAATACTTTCTAGAAGTGTTGGATACATGAGCTGAGATATATTAGCATCTTTATATGTTGCAACTACCTCATATGGAACAGTAGAACAATCTACTATAACGAATGCCGAACTATCTAAACCTAGTCCTTCAGATACGTCTACAGTAACAGAATACACGTGATCTCTAACCGGTTCTTTATAAATCTTAACACCATGTAATTCTTTAACTGGATTGCAATATACTAGTTTTGATAGAACTGAGGGGTGAATAAGAGTGTTAGCTGAACCTAAGAACTCGCACTCAAACTCTTGTCTAAATTGATCTAATGATGTTGTTCTAATCATCAGTTCTTTCCAGGCTTCATCTCTGCCTGGAACATCTGACCAATGAACATCTACTCTTGCATAATCATTATTACCATTAACTGAATCCATCCATATCTTATAGAAAAGATTCATACCATTAGGTGTTGATGTGATCAGTAGTTTAGATGATGAACCAGAAGTAATAGTAGGAAATACTGATGCGAAGAAGGCATCTTGTACGTTACGAGGTACGAACGCAAACTCATCGAGATATACCAGATTATAAGATTGACCACGAACTGCAGATGATGACGTTGCAGATGCAAGTATCTTAGAACCATTCTCTAGTTCTATGTTACCTTTATTCCATTCAACAATACCTTGCTGTAACCACTTAGGTAACCATTCGTAAGCTAGCTGGACTCTAGAAAGGATTTCTCTGGCTTGGACCTGTTTGTTAGCAAGAACTGCAATATTATAATTCTCATTAAAAAGAATCTTATGGAGTAGATAACCAACAACACCTGTAGTTTTACCAACCTGACGAGGCATCTTACATACTGTAAAACGATTATCATCAAATGCTTTAAACATTCTCTTTTGATAATCAAAAGGTTTAAAAGGTTGTAACCCTTTATCTACAGTAACAATCTTAACGTATTTCTCACAAAAGTATTCAACATCCTTAGCACATTTAATATACTCTTGGATTTGCTCTGCAGTATAATTAAGTTTGACGTCTTTGTTCTTTAGGTTTTTATTACCTAGATATATCTCGCTCATCTTTGATTGCTCTTTTAATCTCTACAACCTTTTCTTTTTCTATAAGCTCGATACAGAGTGTTGTAATTTCAATATCTTTTTGTAGAAAAAACATTTTAGTCTTTAGTTTTTCTAACTGCTCATTATAAAATCTTAATTCTTCTTCTTTTCTTCTCTTTGTTTCGTATATATCGGTAAGTAAAATTATCTTACCTTCACTCATTTGACTTATCTTTGATCATTTTAAGGAGATCGGCAGAGGTTAAAACAAGGTTATTATTTGTAATATTCTTTTGTTCTGGAACGTCTTCTTTATCTAAGTCTTTTTTAACTTTTGCTAAGTTCAACAGATCCTTGTTTGCCTCTGCCATTGTCTTTATAAGATTAGTAGCAACTTCAAATGCACGAGCTGATTCTGATTGTTTGGCTATATCTATAATATCTTCTAGAGCGTTCTGACCTTTTTCAATAATATCATAAAGGTTTTGACGAGCATACTCATAGTCATCGTTCTTCTGAGCTTTTATAGCTGGAAGAATCTGAGTTATTTTTGTAGTTTGATCTAGAGGTTCTATTCCTAAAGAGTCAGAGATTATATCTTTTTTAGCTGCCATAATTATTTTCAGTCGTTACAATATATCCATAATTATCATCTTCTTCAATTGCAGATAATGCAACTGAAAGTTCTGCATTAGAAGTAGGTTCACCATCAGCTGTAAGACCAGGTCTAATTGTAGTAGTTGTTACACCAGTATTTGCAGTAGAATCAGCATACAAACGAACATCAGTAAGTTTAATAAGTTTACTTTCTGTTACTGGTCCAAAGAAATAACACTTCATAACAAAAGATAGAGAGAATGTAAGCACTCTTCTAGTCATAAAATCCGCAGCATAAGTATCGTCTATCTCAACAGATTCTAAAACTAACGGAATATCAGTTACATTATCAAAGTTATCACCTAGCAACTTTGCTGATACTGTCCACTCTGGTGTAAAATAAGGAAGAATCTGTTCTACTATTCTCAAACCATCTTCCATAGTTTTAGCCATAATGTCGAGTTTAAATCCTATATCATAAGGAACAGGATTAAATACCTTATCATAGACATTAACACCGTTTAATGTTTTACGAGATGCAATTTTATTAATAGTTTGTAATTTTCTAGAAGGTGCATAACTTACAGAAGAAATTTCAAATGCCATTCTAGGAAGTTTAATTGCAGTTAATGCAGTAGCATCTGGGTTATCTTCTAGACGTGCTAAGAACTTTTCTCTAGGACCATATGCGATAGGAACTTTAAATGTCTGCTCTAGACCACCAGATGAATTTTTACGTTCTATCTTTATATTATTAAAGAGAGTACCAAAAATAATGACATATTTCTTAAATAGAGAATTATAAAAAGGTGATCCTGCTATCATTATGCTCTCCTATCACCTTCACTGAATGGATCTCTCTCTGTAAAATCTAAGAAATCTACACCTTCTGTTTCAAAGAATTCATTTTGTGAAGATTGATCCAATTCATCTATATCGTATTCTTCTTTAACTATCTGATAACCATCTTCTGTCATCAGAGTTAATCCAGTCTCAGTAGTAACAAGATATGGATCTGTTGTTGTAAGAAGAGCATTATATGTAGAATCTATTATATCTACACCAGTATTAAATACTTCGTTAGAATATTCATACAATTCACAGACGATATCGTAGAATTGTAATGCACCCATTTGATAGAATACTGGTTTCTTATTAACAAATTTAATTGTATAAAGAGTCTTAGTGAACGGGAACCAAACAAGATCAGATTCAATAGGACGATCTCTTTTAAGAAGAGAACCTACTTCATTATCAAACACTCTTACAGCGATAG